GTGGGCTCGAGCGGCCCCGGGTCGCCGATGTCCGGCTGCGCGAGCCAGCACTCGGGCCCGCAGGGCTCGTCACCGGCGCCGTGGGCGCGGAGGCAGCCCCACGCGAGCGACGGTGGGGGCGCGCGCTCGGTGTCGGCGTGGTGGGTGAAGGGGTCGGGGGTGGCGTCTGACGACGCCGGCTGGTCAGTTCGCTCGTCCGTCATGACGTACACTTGTACGTCGACGGACGTTTGTACGTCAATTTATTTCGTCACGCGCGTCGCACCGTTCGGGAAACAGGCTCCATTTCGCGTCCTCCAAGTGCCGCGAGCGCGGCGTCTTCGCGACGCCGGAGCTCTTGGAGGTCAGGTGTCCACTCGATGATCGCAGCCGGTCCGCCGCAATATCCCTCGGCACCGAGCAGCAAGCCGTCGCGCCGCACGAAGACGCGCGGAGAAGGGGTCCCCATGTGCGTAGGAAAACGCCGGAGACGGCGTAGCGCAAGCCCCTACGTTTGGGGAGGCCGCGAGGCGATGTTCGCTTGGACGAATCCAGCCACCGCGAGCGCGTCCAGGCGCCTGCGCTCGGGTAGGCAGATTCGGCCAGCGGCTTCGATCTGCTCGGGCGTGAACTGGAACCGCGTCAGGACCTCCACCACCGCAGCGTTCCAGCCTTCCATCTGGGAGAGCGGGATGCCGCCGAGGATGTCCTCGCCCGTGAGGATCCAGTGGATCGGCTTGCCGAGGTACTTGGACAGCCGGATCAGGGTGTCCTGACGCAGGTTCCCGCCGCTGGCGAGACGCCGTAGTTGCGTCGAGAGCGTCGTCCGGTCCTTGCCCTCGGCCGCCGCGAAGGAGCTCTCGGACAGTTCGAGCTCCGCCAGGCGGGCCCGGATTCGGGCGGCGATGGCCTGCGGCGACGTCGGATCAGGAAGCGGGGCCGCACTCACACGACGAATATCGCTGTCTCCGTGCGGAGATGCGAGTTCGACGTTGACGGACGATCGTTCGTCGTGTGAACGTACGTACGTCACATGCAAACCTTGACCGTTGCCGCGCGCGTGAAGCGGCTGCTCCGCCATGTCCCGGAGCTTCACCTCGACGAACTGGATGCCCTGGCGGGTCTCTCCCGCGGCCATGCAAGTCAGGTGATGCGGGGCCGGACGTCCATGCCTCGCCCAGGCACCCTCAAGGGCCTGGCCAAGGTGCTTGGGACGACCCCCGAGTGGCTCGCCTATGGGGCCGGCGACGCCCCCCAGGCGGAGGGGGTGATCGCTGCGGTCAAGCGGGCTCAGGGCTGTAGGCATGTGCGCGACCTTACGTGCGCAGCGCGTCAGCGCAAGGGCGCCAGGCGTTCAGCATCACCCAACGGAACCGCTGGGTAGCGCAGCGAAACCATTGGCCTAACCGGCGTCAGCGGACGCCCGGAGGAGCACGTGTCAGACCCGAAGAATCAGGAGAGCACGGATGCGACGGCGCCCATGGTGACGGTGGCGCTGACCGAGATGGAGCTGGCGGAGCTCACCGAGCTTTGCGGCAAGATCGACGACTGGCGCAAGACGATCGAGGGTTCCGTCAGTATCGACGTGCCACGGCACGAACTTGCAAAAGTCAAGCTCGCGGTGCTGGCCACTGTGCTCGGGTCCGCGGTGCCCCGCCTCCTCGCCGAGGTGCGCCGGCTGCGGGCTCTCCTCGCCCCGAAGCCCGCCCCATCGCAGTGCCCCCGTGGCTGCGCCGGCTCCCGCCTCGTGGCGCTGGTGAGCGCCGACGGCACGGCGTGGGAGGCCGAGGGATGCCTCGTGTGCGGCGGGTGCTGGGTCAGCAGCCCGCCCCTGCCGGCGACCGAGATCCCCGCCGGGCTTGAGCGGTGGACGACGGACGGGTTCGCCCGCGCCCGGGAGGCGTGCCGATGAACTTCTGGACCTGGCTCGACCGCAACGGCCTCGGCGCCCTCTGCGCGCTCATCGTCTGCGCCACCATCGAGCACATGGCGACGGGGCACGCTGACGACTCCGGCTGTCGCATCCACTACTCGACGCAGGGCGCGGGGGGGTCGCGGTGATCCCCCTCGACGATCCCGAGACGCTGGCGCCCGCCGTGGTGCTGGACACGCCGCCGGCCCTCGGCGCCTACCACGAGGTCACGCTCGGCGCCGTCGACCGCCACGGGCTGCTGGTGGGCCACGATGGCCGCCAGCGGCTCCCTGGGTGGCGTCACGTGCTCGACGTGGGCGGCTGCGTCCTCGTGCCGGTAGGTGAGTCGTGAGCACCTACGTCATCAGCATCGTCCGGGGCGACACGTACACGGAACTGGCCGCGGATCTCAGCGAGGGCGGGGCATGCTTCGTCGCCCGTGGCGCGAGCAAGTGGCTCTTCGATCCCATCGTGGTCCAGCGCCGCGAGCCCGGCCTCGATGTGGAGGTCGCCCGCTATGAGAGCGGCGATCGGCTCATCCGGAGCGAGGAGACCGAGACCGTGCAGGTGCTCGTCACCAGGCCAGGTGCATCATGAGCTGGAGCGGCTACCTCCCCGGCTCGCTACTGCGGGGCCGCGCCGGTCTCGACCCGAGGCGGGTCTGGGGCCCTCGGCGGCCCGTGGCTGGCGCGCCGAGCTTCCACGCGTGCCGCGAGGCGGCGGCTACGGCGTGCGGGTGTGGAATGAGCCCCGCCGCTCATCACTGCTGGCTCAAGCGTGGAGGCTGTGGAGCCCAGTCGGGAGAGCCCTGCGTGGTGAGCCCGCCGGCGCACGAAGTCGACCGGCGCGACGAGGCGCTCCGCGCGTGGTGGGCGCAGATGTTCCCGGTCGACTCGATCCCCTGGATCGAGGACGCGCTCGATCGCACCAACTACTTGCTCAACGAGCACGAGCGACTCCTCGCCCAGGCCGCCCGCCTCCAGCAGACCATCGACCAGCTCACACGAGAGCGAGGTGGGCGATGAGCGCGCCGAACGTCCGTGTTCGCAACGGTCGTCTCGTGGACGACCACGGCGTGCTGCCGGAGTGCACCTGCGGCGGGCCCCCGCACGCCCTCTGCTGCCCTGCGTATGCCGCCCACGTGGCTGCGCTCCGCCCCGTGCCGCCCGGCGCCCCCGAGGCCGTGCAGCAGCTCACCGCCGAGCTGCGGGCCGAGGGCATCGAGGCGGGGCTGGTGGAGCCCGGTCCGCTCTGTGTGATGTGCGGCCGCAACTGCCCAGACCCCATCGGTCACACCGCCTACCTCAAGAATGAGCCCGCCCCCTGCGAGCCCGTCGGTGACGTGGCGCCGCTGAAGTTGGGCCCCGGCGATCATCGGATCATGCGGCTGTCCTATGAACTCGGCCCCAAGTCGGGGCCGCTCCTCGACGAGATCCGGGAGATGGGCGAACTCGTCGAGGCCGAGCGGGCGCGGGTCGAGCAACTCACCGTGCAGCGCAACGCCGCTATTCGTGAGGTCGATCTGCTGACCTCGCAGCGGGACGCCGCCCTCGCCGAGGTGGAGCGGCTGCGCGCGCTCCACGCTGCCGAGCGGGCACTGAGGCTTGCCGCGCGCGCGCTCCACGACGCGCATCTCCGTGACAGCCAAGACGACATCAGGCGTGCTCGTGTCGAGATTGCCGAGGCCCGCGATCGGCTGCGGGCCGCCGGGGGCTCACCTTGACCGCCGCCCCCGAGTTCTCCCCGCTCCCGACGGTGGCGGCCCTCTACGTCGACCCGAAGGGCGCCTACGCGGGCCAGCCCGGCGTGGAGGTGTGGGACGAGGCGCGTGATGCCCGGCGCTACCTCGGGCCGTGGTCGGTGGTGGCGCATCCTCCGTGCTCGCCGTGGAGCTGCCTTGCGCCGGTGAATCAGGCTCGCTACGGCCACAAGGTCGGTGAGGACGGCGGGTGCTTCGCCGCCGCGCTCGCTTCCGTGCGTCGCTGGGGCGGAGTCCTCGAGCACCCGGCGATGTCTCGCGCGTGGGCACGGTTCGGCCTGCCGGCGCCGAGCCGTGGCTGGTCCCGCTGGCTCACGGATCCCGGTTGGGTCTGCGAGGTCAGCCAGCGCGCCTACGGGCACAAGGCCACGAAGCGCACGTGGCTCTACTACGTCGGCAGCGCCCCGCCCCCCGATCTCGACTGGTCGAGCCCTCCGCCGGCTGCGATGGTCTCGTGGCTCAACAACCACGGCGGGCCTGACCTGCCACGCCTCGGCAAGCGCGAGGCGAAGGCTACGCCGCCTGGCTTCCGCGATCTCCTCCTCCGCATCGCCCGAGGTGCCCGATGATCCGCCGCCTCTTCGCTTGGTGCGACCTCGCTGCGGCGCTGGTCGCCCTCCGCATCCGCTACCTCGACACGCGGGAGCAGCTCGCCGCCGCGCTCAACGGGTTCGATGAACTGCTCGCCCACCACCGTGAGGTCTCCCGTGACCTGGAGGCGGAGCGCGAACGGGTGGCGACGCTGGGCCGCGAGAAGGCGGCGGCGCTGGCCGATCTCGACAGCGCGAGGCGTGAGCTCGAGCGGGCGGAGGCCAAGCTCAAGCACACCGAGTGGCAGCTCGAGCGCGCCACCGATTCGACGTGGGGGTCGGGGTCATGATCTTCACCGTCCCGGGCAAGCCCGTGCCGTTCGCCCGCGTCTTCGTGGGCAACGACGGCAAGTGCCACGTCCCTGCCGAGATGCGCGCCTACAAGCGCCACGTCGCCGCCTACGCGCTCCAGGCCCGGTGTCGGATGCCGGATGGGTGGTCACTAGACGAGCGGTACGACGTCGAGATCCACGTCTATCGCGTTTCGCCCGCCGGTCGCCGGCGCGCTGGGGACATCGACGGATACGCGAAGACGCTGCTCGACGCGCTCAACAAAGTGGTCTGGGTCGATGACTCGCAGGTCCGGCGGCTGGAGGTCGAGATCCTCGACACCGAACCCGGCGGCGAACGGGTGACCATCGCCGTCGCTCCGAGGAAGGCAGCATGAAGCGGCTCTACCGATCCGAGGTCACCGTCGTCGTCTACCACTGGGCCGACGAGTCGAGCCCCGAAGAGGAGGCCGAGGAGGCTGCGGCAGATGCTCTCCAGGACGGCGGCGCGTGGGACACGCAGGTCTCCTCGACGCTGGTGACGTCCGGCGGCGGCCAGGCCGGCATCCCCTACGGCGACCCGCCCACGCCGGGAGACGAGCGCACGGTGGGCCAGATCGTGGCGGCGATGTCCGGGGAGGGGACGTGACGCCCGGATACCGACCCGGCGCCGCATCCTGGCTCTCGCGCCCGCTCGAGGTGGGCAGCGAGACGTTCCCCATCGTCCATCGGGCGCCCGCGGAGACGCTCTCCTCGACGGAGGAGCCCGAGCGCGACCCGACGGCGCCGCTTGCATGGCCTCGAGAGAATTGGTGGTGCGAATGAGCTTCGCAGAGGACTACGACGATCTGGGGACGGAGACCGAGGACCTCGCCGCGCTCGAGCTCGAGCGCCGACGTCAACAGCGCACGGAGGCGCCCGCACCTGCGCCTACGGCCGAGCCGTGGCAACCGCCGAACGACGTCACGGCGGCGATCTGGTCGGCGCTCCCCGCCGACGGGCGCGGCGTCGAGTATTGGCGACTCGTGCGCCGCATCGCCGACGGGCGCTGGCCCCCGATGCTCGTCCAGGTGGCGCTTGCGGGCCTCGTGCTCCTCGGGCGCGCCTACGTGTGCCCTGCGGGCGCAGACGTGAGCGTGGCGGGGCGGGGTACGGACCCGCGGGTGCCGTTCCCATACAGGACGGGATCGGTGGTGCTTTGAACACCGGCCATCACCCTCGGAGGGCGCTGCGGCTTGTATCCGTGGCGGAGCGGGTTCGACACCCGCGGATGGCTCTGCGCCGAGTGGCGCAAAGAGAAAGAGCCGCCTCGCCGGGCGGCTCTTTCAGGAGGACTGAGCGATGAAGACGAGCAATGCAATCATGAGCAAAGACGCGGGCGAGAGCAAGGACATCGAGAGGCCCCGCAATCTCGAGGCCCTGGAGGCGCTCCTGCGCCGGGGGCAGGACTTCTATGTCATGCTCTCGGCGTCTGTTGCCGACGCCATCCTGGGGTCCTGGAACACGGGCAACCGCCGCGTCGACCAGGTGCGAGTCCAGGCCCTGAAGCGTGACCAGAGCGCCGGACGCTGGCTGGCGGGGGAGGCTATCGGCTTCGGGGTCTTCGCTGGTCGCATCCAGCTCGGAGATGGTCAACACCGCCTGATGGCGCAGGTCGCCAGCGGCACCGAGCTCGTCTACCTCGTGCGCACGTTCGTCGACGAGGTGGAGTTCGACATGTTCGTCACGACCCGCGACAGCGGCAAGAACCGCACGCTCGCCGACCTCTTCACGATCCTGCACGTCACCGAGGGTAGCGGGTCGGCGATGAGCTTCGAGCGCGTCACGAATGCCATGCAGACCTTCATGGGCGCGCGTCCCGGGCGCCTCTCGAGGCAGGAGCGCCTCGATTTCGCCTTCGACCACGCGAAGGAGATCCGGTACGTGCTCGGTCTGCGCAAGCGCGACTTCAAGGCACACATCTTGGCCGCCATCGCGATCGCCTATGCCAAGAACCAAAAGCAGGTCGAGGAGTTCGTGGCCCAGGTCATCTCGGGCGCCCAACTCCCCGCAGGAAGCCCCGCGCTCGAGCTCACGAAGGCGCTGCCCGACCTCAGCAATGCCCGCTCGGGACGCGAGCGCGATCGCGCCATGGGCATCGTCCTGCGCGTGATCAACGACGGAATCAGGGGTCGCAAGAAGACCTCGATCCGGGGGTCCAAGGCCAGCGGATCCCCCATGCGTGACGCTATCGCGGAGTTCGCCGGCGCACGGATCGCGAACGAGTGGGCCGCCCGTCAGCTCAAGGGTGACGGGCAGTGAGACTCGCTAGCCGGCCCGTCGACCTCGATGCCATCCGCACGGATGGCGGAACGCAGGTCAGGGAGAGCCTTGATGAGGCTTGGGTGGTGGAGCTCGCTGAGCTCTACGACGAGGGCCACGAGATCGAGCCGATCCTCGTGGTCCTCGACCCCGGCGGCGTCTTCTGGATCGCTGACGGCTTCCACCGCCTCGAGGCCCAGCGTCGCCTCGGGCGGGGGAGCGTCAAGGCGATTGTGCGAGACGGGCCAGCGGCCACGCTCGACATGGCGAAGATGCTGGCGGCCGAGGCAAACAAGAACGGCCGGCCCCTCCAAGCGGGCGACAAGCGCCGTGCGGTGCTGATGGCGCGGTCGACTCTCGAGGGGGCGAAGATGGGGGTCCGCGAGCTCGCCCGGCACTGCGGGGTCACGAAGTCGTATGTGGGGGAGGTACTGGCGCAGGGGTGTCCGGTACCGGACACCCCGTCGGCAACGAGGAATAGATCCGAGGCCTCCGCGAAGGGGGCGGCAAATCGACACGCTACGCTCTACATGCGGATCGACAGCGCCCTCCAGGCCGACGCTTCCCGCCCCGACACGCACATCGCCGAGGAGCTCGGGTGCGACTCTGCCGTGGTGGGGCGTCGGCGCGCCGCCCTGGGCCTTCCCAAGTCGGATACTTCCAAGTGGCGCCAGAGCCCCTCGCGCGATGCCGCCGAGCAGTTGCTTCGCGAGCACCCGGAGTGGACGAATGGGCGTATCGCTACCGAAACGAAGTCCGCTCCAGAGACCGTCTCCAGGCTCCGTGAGAAGCTGGGGCTGCCGCGTCGCCGGCGAGGCCCCGTGCCCAAGGTCCAGCCTCCTTCTGCGCCCGTAAGGGAAGGCGACCCTCGAGATGCCGCCGAGGTTATCCCGCTGCGGCCCGCCGCTCCGACGTCGGGCTACTCGAGCGCAGCGTCACGCGACACGGCCAAGGCTGCGCTCCACGCATTGGACGACGTGGGGCGCCGAATGCCAGCGGCCGACATCGACATCTTCTGCGACGAGGGCGAAGCCTTCTTCCGGCGGCTGCGTGGAGCTCGAGGAGCCGCATGAGCTACGGCCTGGTTGACGATCGCTTTCACTGCCACCGCAAGCCCGCCAAGGCCGGCGCGGAGGCCATCGGCCTGTGGACCCTGGCGCTCTCGTGGTGCAAGGACACCCGCTCCGAGGGCTTCGTGCCCGTCGATCGCCCGCTCGCGCTCCTCGAGGACGAGGACGACCCCCAGGCGTGCGCGGAGCGGTGCATCGCGCGTCTCGTCAAGGCCCGACTCTGGGAGCCCGTCGAGGGGGGGTGGCAGTTCCACGACTGGGCCGATCACCAGAACTCGGCCGAGGAGGACGACGCGCGCAAGGCTGCCCGCCACGAGGCGCTTTATGAGGCTCGAGCGGAGGCCGGTCGGCGTGGTGGGCTGGCAAAGGCTAGCAACGCCAAGCAGCGCCAAGCAACCGATAGCAACTCTCGGCAAGAGGTGGCAAACGTAGCTCCAAGCCCAAGCCCAAGCCCAAGCCCAACGGATCCCTCCGGGGGAGGCGCGGACCCTCCGGGCCCGGCCCTGCCGCCCGCCGACCCGATCCCCAAGCCCCCGACCCGGAGGCCGGCAAGGAGCCCGGAGCAGGCCCCGCTGACCCTCGAAGCTTCCGGTCCCAAACCGGAGACCCCGCTCGAGGTCGCCTGGCGCACGTGGCGCGACGAATACCGGACCCGCTACGGGCAGGGCTACAGCTCGAGCGGGGCCAGGGGCCCCGACGGCAAGGCCATGCAGGCGGCGAGCGCAGCGGCGCTCGAGCAGCTCGCCGCCGACCAGCGCTCCCCCGAGGACCTCGAGCGGCTGCACCGCCACCGCTGGCGGGCCTACCTGGCCGACGCCGGGTCCAAGGACTTCTCGCTGCGCGACCGCAAGCACGGCCTGCAGTGGTTCGCCTACGGCACCCCCGCCTACGGCACCCCCTGGGACCGCGTCGCCCGGCCCGAGCGCACTCCGCCGCACGCCGAGCCACCTCCGCCGGCCCGCAGGGTGCTCGACCGCAGCAAGCCCCCGCCGGGCGTGCTCGGGGTCATGGCGGCGATCGGCGACGCGGGAACCGGGAGGACGACGTGACCATCGACGCCATCCACCTGCTCGAGGCCCGCTACGAGGGCAGCGACCACGCGCTCAGCGCCGCCTGTGCCGCGGTGGCCGAGGGCCTCGCGTTCGACGCGACCGCTCTGCCCGTGACGTCCATTCGGTTCGTCGCCATGGCCGACGGGGTGCTCCTAGAGGTCGTGATCGAGGTGCCCGACCGAAACGCGGTGGACCGCATCGAGCCGCTCACGGTGGGGCGCGCTCTCATCTGCCCCTGGTGCGTGCTGGAGACCAATGGCCCGGAGTACCTCGTCGGTTGGCTCCGCGAGACCATCACCAACCTCCTGGCGCACGAGGTGGCTGAGTCGCTCGCGTACCGCGGACACCGGGTTTTCGATCCCCACCGTGTCCGTGCGCCGTGAGCGCCAACATTGCGCTTGACCTGAGAACCGCGGTTTCGCCATAGAAGACCCGTCAGGTTGATCCGGTCCGGATCCGGAGGCCGGAGAGGGGGGGCGCGGTGGTACCCCTGATGCAGAGGGCCTCCCAGACGTCGCAGGTTGCGACACACGCGACGCCTGCGACGGCGAATCGAGACGCCACCTGCGCGGCCTCGTGGTATCCTGGACGCGTGAGCAGCGCTGCGGAGACGGTGAAGCGCGACAAGCTGCCTCGTGCGACGAGGGGCGCGACAGACCGGCGGCAGTCGGAGGCGCTGGTCGCCTACTACTTCCGCGTACAACGTAGGTTCGAGCGAAGCACGCTGGGCGACATGCTGGAGCGGGCGCAGAGCCTCCGGGTGGGCAGCGACGGCCGGCGCATCCGGCAGCGGCGCCGAGCCTGGAACTGGCAGCCCGAGGGGATGGTGGTCTGGAACGGCCGGCTCCAGCGGACCGACGACGCCCCGGGGCCGCCGATGCTGGTGCATGCCGCGCACAGCGGGGGGCCGGCATACGAGGTGGACGACGAGGACCTCGTACGGTTCGCGAGAGCCAGCCGGCGGATGCTCGCGGTCGAGAGGCGGAGCCCGCAGGCAAAGAGGGCACTCGAGGCCTACTACGGCGACCGCGGCAGCTTCTGGGCGGCGTACTCCTCCGACGTCTTCGACAGCCGCGGAGGCCTCGTACACCGCGGGGCGGGGCCGGGAGCCATCGCCGCGCTCTACGTGCTCACGCCAGCGGGGGCGGTGCTGGTGGAGCGGGAGCGGGCGAAGTCAGCGGAGATCGCCGGCGACCGCGGTGCCGAGCACCTCACCGACGACCAGGTGCTCGCGACCGTGTTCGCGCTCCAGGCAGCGGAGCCGCAGCGGACGCGGCAGGCGATGCTCAACCGGGTGAGGGACCAGGCGGAGAAGCTGCTGCTGGAGGCGCTGGGGATGTGGCAAGGGGCGGATCCTGGGCTGAGGAGGAACGCGGCGTGACGAAGGACGACGAGATCCGTGTCTTGTGCAGCGACGAATGGACGCTGCGCCACTGCTCCAGTTTGCGGCGCACGTACATCGAGCTCGCCAGGAAACGCGCCGCCGAGCTGGAGCAAGAGCGGAAGTGTCTGCTGGCGCGAGCCGAGGCGCTGGAGGCCATCGACGAAGCGAGGGCGGCGTGAGCGATCGGGCCAAGACCTGCGTGGCGGCGCTTGAGGCGCTCTCGCAGAGGTGCTACGCCGCGCTGAGTCCCGCGAGCTATTGGGGAGGCTACGCGCGCGACAATGCGGCAGCGGTGCTCCGCGACGGCGCCTCGCATCCCGAGTGGCTCCGGATGAACGGCCGCACGTGGCGCGAGTTCGCCGACCGCACCGATCCGGACATCGCCCCGCTGGCCAAAGCCGCTGCCGATGCGCTCGAGGACCTCGCCGACCACCACCTGGACGCGCACGCGAAGGGCTCATGTCTCGCGTGCAAGGCCGATGTCTCCGCCACGTTCACCGCCGAGGAGCGACTCAAGGCGCACGGGCGACAGTGCATCCCGGTCAAGTGCGTCTGGTGCGCGAAGTGCGGAGCGGGAACGCAGGTGGCTGCGGCCCCACTGCCGCTCGAGTTCTACCCGGTGACGCCATGACCCCCTTCATCGGCCGCAGCTTCCCCTACTTCACCACCGACGAGCTGGCGGACTTGCTCAACGAGCAGGCCGGCCACAACGCATGGGACGCTCGCCGCGTGAAGCGCTGGCTGCGCCGCAGCGGCGCGGGGCTCAAGCGCGGCGGGCGTTGGGTGACCACGCGCGACCTCCTGCGCGAGCACATGCCCGAGCTGTGGGCGGAGCTGTGGATGCGGCTGGCGGAGACGCCGCGAGAGGCTGCGTGATGACCGAGAAGGAAGAGAAGGCGTACATGCGCGGCTGCCGCGAGCCGTGGAAGCGCATCCTGGCGGAGGCTGCTCGCGAGCTCGGTTACGACACGCCAGAGGGGAAACTGGCGGCGCTCATCAACGAGCGGGAGCAGGCCGTCGCCGCGCTCCGCGACGTCTGCGAGGCCTACGGCTCAAACGACTGGCCGGACAACCTTCACCTCGCCGACATCATCGAGAAGCATCTGGGGCGCCCGCTCGACGACGAGCTCGGCCGGCGCTGAACGCGGCCATCCGCGCTCGCGGGCGGGACAACGGCCACGGACGGCCACCAACGGCCACCTGACGCCCCCTGGTATATAGGGGCCGCGGCCAACCCTCCAGCCGCACCCCTGCTCCTCGTGCCTGTCCTCTGCTCCATCTGCGTGCGCACCGACCGCGCCGCCATCGACGCTGCCCTCGCTGCCGGAGAACCCCTCCGGGTAGTCGCCGGCCGCCACGCTGGCGCGAGCAAGGACGGGCTCCACCGGCACAAGGCCCACATGGCCCAGCGACCGATGGGCTCGGTTAGGGCAGCCCCTCTGCGCCCGAAACCGGCTCCGCCGCCGCCCGCTCCTCCTGTGGATGCCACGCCAACCACCGAGGCTCCGCGCGCTCCGCTGCCGCCCGACGAGCAGATCGGTGACCCCGAATTCGTGCGCGGGCGGCTCACCAAGACGCTGTACGAGGCGCTGGAGCTCGGCCTCGAGATGGCGCGCAGCGGCGACAGCCGCGCCCTCAGCGGCCTCGTGCAGGTCGCCCGAGGGTACCGCGAGCTCATCGGCCTCGTGCCCACCGTGGCGGAGACCGAAGGCGTGTTCCGCGTCGAGGTCGTCTCGCCGGAGCGGCCGGTCATCCCTGGCGCGCCCGACCCCTCGTCCGACGGCCCGACCCTCAACTGACCCGGGACGGGCCTACCGCCCAAGCCCGTGCCCACGTGGAAGTTCGTCCCGAGCCGGCGCAGGCCCGGATCCCTCACCTGGTTCCAGAGCTGGCTACTGACCCGGCAGCGCCGGCACGTCGTCGCGGTCGCTGCGCGCCGATCAGGTAAGACCGTCGGCGTCAGGGCGCTCGCCATCGCGGCGTGCCTCGACGACAAGCCCGGCGACGTCGGCTACATGGCCCCGACGCTGGGGCAGGCGAAGCGGCTCATCTGGCGGCCGCTGATGGACGACCTGCGCGACCCCGCGGCGAAGTCGTTCCTGGCCGGCAAGCCGAACGCCAGCGAGTTTTACGTGCCCTTCAAGGGCGGGAGCAGGCTCTACCTCTATAGCGCCGAGGCCGCGGAGCGGGTCCGCGGCGACGGCTTCAAGCTGTTCATCACCGACGAGACGGACGACCCGCGCTTCACGCCGTCGGTGTACGACGACATCATCTGGCCGGCGCTCGCCGAGAACCAGGGCCGACTCGTCCAGATCGGTACCCCGCGGGGCCGCGGGCGGCTCTACAGCGAGTTCCGCAAGGGCCAGGAGCACAGCCCCGTCGGCGTTCGCGACCCGCACTACGAGTCGATCCAGGTGACCGCCATGGAGGCGGGCATCATCCCGCGGAGCGAGATCGAGCAGGCGCGGCGCACCCGGCCGAAGCGCTCGTTTCAGCAGGAGTACCTCGCGTCCTTCGTCGCGCCCCTCGGCCTCGTGTACGACGAGTGGAGCGACGAGCGCCACATCGTCGACGCAGCATATGTCGCGCGCGAGGTGCCGCGCGGCTTCGACGAGATCATCGTCGGCGTGGACTGGGGCACGGCGAAGCGCGGCGCCATGGTGGTGATGGGCATCGACCGCGTGGAGGTGCCCGCCACCGACGACTACGACCGCTGCGAGATGCCGAGGATCTGGATCCTCGAAGAGCACAGCCACGCGGGCCTCGCGTACGCGGACCGCAGTGGCGACCGCGACGGGTGGTGGGGCATCGCCCGGCGCATCCAGAGCCAGTGGCGGCCGACGCGGTGGTACTGCGATCCCGCCGGCGGCGACGCCGAGGAGACCGAGGCCGAGGCCGCGGGCTACCTGCTCCAGCTCCAACGCGCCGTGAGCCAGGTCGACCCTGGGGCGCGCGTCGTCCCCGGCGACAACCGCGTCAGCATGGGTATCAGCGCCGTGCAGTCCTTCATCCACTACGACGACCTCTTGCTCGAGCGCCCGCGCCTCCACGTGCTCGACTCCTGCCCCATCACCATCGGCGAGTTCCAGGGCTACCGCTGGACGCAGACGCCGGGCACCGAGGACGAGTACGAGGAGCGCCCGGTGAAGAAAGAGGATCACGCGATCGACAGCATTAGGTACGCCTGTTTTACGCACTTCTTTGGGGGGCGGAAGCCGCGCGGCCGCAACGACGCCTCCGGCCACGAGGCGCGCACCAACTGATGTGGCTCGCGCTCGCCCTTCGCTCGACCCGCACGCTCCGCTACTGGCCTTCGGGCCTCCGCCTCTTCGTCCGCTGCTGACCCATGCGCTACTTCATCGACACCGAGTTCATCGAGGCGCCGTTCTACCTCGATCCCGTGAGTGTCGCCCTGGTGGCGGAGGATGGGCGGGAGTTCTACGCGATCAACCAGGAGTTCAACTCCTTCCCCGCGGACCAGTGGGTGCGGACGAACGTGTTCCCCAAGCTCCCACCCCGCAACGATCCACGCTGGATGACCAAGCGGGACATCGCGGCTGCCCTCCGCGCCTTCGTGGGCGATGGGCAGCCGCCCGAGTTCTGGGCGTACTACGCCGATTACGACTGGGTGCTGTTCTGCTGGCTGCTCGGCGGCCGCATGATCGACATGCCGACTGGGTGGCCGATGCTCTGCATGGACCTGAAGCAGGTCATGATCGAGCGCGGTATCGCCAGGGACTCGCTTCCGGCGGACACGAACGCGCACGATGCCCTGGACGATGCCCGCTGGGGTGCCGCGGCAGCGAGGGCTTGCGGAGCGTGGCCTTCCACCTGACCCATGCCCGCCGGTCCCGACTATTTCGCGCAGCCTGAGCGTATCCAAGCGACGCCGCGGTCTCAGCAGATCGCGCGGCTGCGGCTCTACTACGAGGGGAAGCAATACGACGGGCGCCCCGACTGGTGGAGCGGCGAGGACGGGCGCGGCAACGTCGTGCCGCTGCGCGAGCGGAAGCCCTGCATCATCTACCCGCTCCCCAAGGCGGCGTGCAACCAGGCTACGCGGTTCACCTTCGGCGAGGGGCGCTTCCCGGCGGTCGCCGTCGCCCATCTCGACGAGGACGACGATGAGGCGGAGGACGAGAACGCGCTCGCCGAGGAGGACGCGAAGACCGTCACCGCCTACCTCGCGCACGTCATCGAGGTCAGCCGCCTCAAGTCGGCGATGCGGCGCCTCCTGCGGATCGGGCTCTCGCAGCGGAGCGCGGTGGCGGTGCTAGGGGTGCGGCGGGGGCGCTTCACCATCGACATGCCCCGTCCCCAGGACTGCTGGGTCGAGTTCATCGACGACGACCCCGAGGGCGAGGTCAAGCGAATGACCTGGGCCTACCCGTTCCAGAAGGAGATCCTCCAGAACGATCGGGTCGTCACCGAGACCTACTACTTCCGGCGCGACTACACCGACACCGAGATCGTCTTCTACCACGACGCCAAGCTCATCCCAGGCAAGGACGTCGAGTGGCAGCGCGACGAGGCGCGCACGAAGCAGCACGGCCTCGGCTTCTGCCCCGTCAGGTGGATCCGCAACCTCCCCGCCGAGGACTGCGACGACATCGACGGCGTGTCGGTGTACGACGGCCTGGAGGACGAGCTCGACGCGCTCAACTTCAGCCTGAGCCAGCGCCACCGCGGCATCCACTACTTCGGGACGCCGCAGGCCTTCGAGGTCGGCGTCTCCGACGACGAGACCCCCGGCGAGGTCGCGCGCACCAGCCGCCCGACGAAGGGCTCCACGCCGGGAGCGCCGCGGCAGGACCCCTACCAGCGCGCCGGGGCACCAGCCCGCAAAACAGCGCCCGACCAGATCTGGTCGTACAAGAACGAGAAGGCGCTGGCGGCCCTCTTCGAGACGACCGGGAAGGCCTTCGAGGCGACGTCGAAGCACGTGCTCGACATCCGCTCGCGCCTCCTGGAGGCCATGGATGTCGTGCTCATGGACTCGAGCGAGATCGCCGGCAAGGGCGAGCTCTCGGCGAAGGCGCTGGCCATGATGTACGCGCCCCTCCTCGCGCTCGTGGACGAGCTGCGGGACTGCTGGTGGGCGACGGGGCTCGCGCCCATCCTCGGGATGGTCCTGCGCATCACCGTCGCGCTCGGGGGCGTCGGCATCCTCGCGCCGCAGAGCCGCAAGGTCGCCGAGCTCTGCCGCCGCTTCCTCGTTGACTTCCCCGACCCGCAAGCGGGCACCACGACGCTGTGGATCGCCCCCAAGATGCTCCCGAGCTGGGGGCCGTACTTCTCGCCGACCAACGCCGAGGTCGGCGAGCTCGTGCTGGCGACCTCGCAGGCGAAGGACGCGGGTCTCATCTCCGAGGGCACGGCGAAGCGCAACGTTGCGTCGTGCTTCGGCGAGGCGGACACCAACGAGGACAAAGACGACGAGGCGGCGCCGCCGGCCACGAGCGGAGACTACGACGACGACATGGACGCGCTGCACATGGACACCCACGACGATGCGCGGCGCCTACTGCTGCCCTCGCCGATGCTCGCCAAGCTCCACGTCGCTCGGCTCGGCAGGGTCGCCGATGCCGACGTCTGGGCGGTCGACGGCAACGCCGTGAGGCTCCTCGACATTGACTTCACCGACGCCGGCAACCCGGCCCGATACGTCTACATCCCGGAGGGCGAGCTCTGGGTCGAGGAGCGCATCACCGCCAACCCGGCCGACCTCGCCTGCGACATCATCCACGAGGCCGTCGAGTGCGCGGTGATGCTCGAGGGCGTGCCCTACGAGTCGGCGCACTGCGCGGCGTGCGCGATGGAGGAGATCCTCCGCAAGGCCTTCGCCAGCGGCGTCGTGACGGCCTCCTCGCCGGCCGAGGCGCTTTCTATCGCCTCCACGTGGCTCCCGGGCCTGACAAGGGCGGCGCAGGGGCTCGCGAAGGCCCACGCAGCGCGACCGAAGCCCCTCATGGCGCCGGCCACCACGGACGACCAGGGGCCGCCCAGCGAGCGCGCCGAGCGCCCCGGGGAGCCCGATCCCGATAGCACGCGGACGCCAGCGGCGAAGCCCGCCAAGCCGCCGACCAAGACCCCCACCCGCAGGTAATCGCCAATGGCCTTCTTCTGCCCCACCACCGGCATTCGCCTCGTCGCCCCCGGCCTCCACGAGAGCGTCAATCCGTCAGGCGTCCCCGCCTTCGACCACGCCGACCCCGCGCATCACGCGGCCGAGCACGCGGCGCACGCTGTCCTCCACAACACGCCCCGCGGCGCCACCGAGGCGCCGGCGCCGGCCACCGTCGAGGCCGCACAGAAGGCGGCGAGGGAGGCGTTCCACAAGGTCAGCGAGGAAGCGGCTCGCGCGCGCCACCTGCGTGCCCAGGAGGCTTCTGCTCGCAGGCGCGCAGAGGAAGCGGCGGCGCAGCAGAGGGCGCTCGAGATCGCTGCCGAGCAGAAGGCCGCCGAGGAGGAGCCTCCGGCACTCCCCGCCGAGACCCCCGCGCACCCGGGCAAGCCGAAGGGCGATAAGCCCAAGAACTGAGCGCGGCGACGCGCCTGATCGTCCACCACCACCAAGGATCCATCCATGACCGTCGCCTCCGGCACCATCACCAACGTCTCGATCCTCAAGGGCTACCACGACGAGACGCCGCTCCAGGTCGCGCTCGTCCTGTTCACGCTCTCGGGTACCTACGCGCAGGCCGACAACGCCCAGCTCCTCGCCGTCGACGCTGCCATCACGGCCAACGTGCGCAACGGCCAGGCGGTGACCCTCGTCGACGCGATGCTCTACCAGCCGGCGGCCGACGCCGGCAACGCCACCACGGGCGGGCTCCTGCTCTGCGCCAAGACGATCGCCGTCTCGGGCAGCAACATCACCTTCGAGGTCACCGAGAGCGCGACCGCGGGCGTGATCGACGTGTCCACCGAGTTCGCCGATGCGACCGCGCTCCCCGCGCAGGGATGGCCCTTCGGCTTCCTCGTCTCGTTCTACGAGACCACCGCGCTTTGACGGCGCCGCCGGACCCTAACAGTCGCACCTCCACGCTCTCGCGGGCGATATCGCGAGTAGGAGACCCATGACCACCGCAGCCCCCACGGGCGCCGGCGCGCCGCCGGCTGCCCCCGTTACTCCTGCGCCCGATGTGGCGCCCCCTCCGGCTGCTCCGCCCCCTGCGGGCGACGGCGCGGAGGTACGGCTCTCGAGCAGGCAGCTCCAGGAGCGCCTGAGCGAGTCGAGCGCCAGCGGGCGCAAGGCGCTCCTCGGCGAGTTCGGCTTCAAGTCCCAGGATGAGATGAAGGCCGCCATCGCGCGGCTCAAGACGCTCGAGGACGAGAAGCTCACCAGCGAGCAGCGCACGCAGAAGGCCCTCGAGGAAGCCACCGCGAAAGCGCAGGCCGGCGAGGCGCACAGCATCACCGCGAAGGCCGCCGTCGAGCTGGCCTACGCCACCCTCTCGGCCGAGCAGAAGGCCGCCGTGGATGCTGTCGCCCCGGCGGACACCGCGTCGACGGCCGACCGGCTGCGGTTCATCCAGTTCGCGCGCGCGCTCCCCGGGGCACCGGCGTCTGGCACGCAGCAGCCGCCCGGCGCGCCGCCCCCTGTGACCACCACGCCGCCCACCGGCGCACCGAGGCCGACCGGCGCGAAGACCGCTTACGAGCGCTGGGCCGAGTTCAAAGACGGCAGCCTCAGCCAGTCGGCCTTCTACCGCGCGAACGCCGCGGAGATCGAGGCCTCCAGACCCCCGCCGCGCTGACGAGCAGCGCGCGCCGCAGACCATCGCGCCGCTGAGGCGCGCGCCAGCACATCACAGGAGATCCCATGGCAGGACCGTCGTACAACGCCGGGTCGTTCATCGGCCGGCAAACACTCCCGCAGAACTTCGTCGAGAGCGTGCGCTCTGGCATGCGCCTCCCGCAGCCGCAGCCGCAGTTTTTCTACGGCATGGCCGCGCTCTCCGCGATGATGCGCACGCTCATGATCCAGGAAGGCGCGGGCACGGCCGCGAACTTCGTCAAGATGATGGGCTACGGCGGGGACGCGCCGGACACCGGCCTCGACAGGTACATCCGCACCGCCGAGGCGTACCCGGGCATGGTGCTCGCCGTCACGGGCTTCGGTCAGAGCGCGGGCGACACGATCAAGATGCGCCGCCCGGTCTACACCAAGGGCGGTCTGACGCAGGCTGCGCGCCAGGTGAAGCCGCAGATCGCGACCAGCCTCCAGGGCCAGAACATCACCATGGAGGAGGTGCCCGTCATCCTGAAGCAGTTCGAGGGGCCGTGGAATGCGGCGACGAGCGCTGTCGGTCCGTACCAGATCAATGACTTCGACGCGCGCTACCTGCGCAACGCGGACAACCTCGCGGCCGAGGTCGTGAACCACCTGGCCTTCGACTACATCTCCTGGCTCGACGCCGTGGTGATCGAGCTCTTCCAGGCGAGCTCGCATATCACCTACGCCGACAACCAGACCAACATCCAGAGCTTCACCGCGGGCGCGGGGCACAGCATCAACCTCCAGACCCTGCTCACCGCGCGCAAGAACCTCAGCGACCGTGAGCGCGCACCGTTCGACAACGGCCGGTACATGGCCGTGGTGCCGACCCTGTTCAACACCGACATGGTGCAGGACCCGGCGTACCGGCAGCTCGCGGCGACGGCGCCGGTGACCGAGAAGAACCTGCTCTTCCGCTACCTCGGCAGCGTGCAGGATCTCGACATCTTCGAGTCCACGACGCTGCCGACGTACGCGGCCGGTGCCACCGTCCCCGGCGACTCCTCCGGGACGGTGCCCGCCAACTCCAAGGTGTTCGAGGCGCACGTGTTCGGGCCGCACGCCGTCGGCTTCGGCCAGGCGGAGCCCCCGACCATGCACACGACCAGCGACACGGACTACGGCAAGAACGCCAAGGTCATCTGGCGCAGCGTCGAGGCGTTCCAGACGCTGGACGAGCGCGGCATCGAGCGCGTGCTCTTCCAGAGCGCGAACTGAGGTCCCGCCATGGCATCCAGCGCCCCCAACAAGGCTCTCCTCGCGCGCGCCGCGGCCGTGCTCACCACCGGCGAGGTCGCAGGCGCGAGCCTCGACCTCAACTTCACCTACTCCTCGCAGGTCACGGTGGACCTCTCGTTCACCCTGGGCTCGCTCACCAACGTCATCGCCCGCTTCTATGTGTCGATGGACGGCACCACGTTCGTGCCCATCAACGTGGCGGGCACGCTGATGAACGAGACTCTCACGGCGAGCGCGACGCGCGCCTACACGATGCCGCACCTCAGCGGGTGGAAGTTCTTCCGCGCCACGGTGCAGGGCAGTGGCACGGTGACCTCGAGCTCGTGCACGTTCACCTACCGCTACCTGGCGCAGGGCAGCCAGCGCTGAGCGCACGGAGACCACCATGGCGAACTACGGAACCCTGGTCGGCCGCGCGGCCGCGATCCTCACGACCGCCGAGGTGTTCGGCGCCGTCCTCGACCTCTCGCTGTCCTATGACAACTCGGTCACGGTCGAGCTCGACTTCACGAAGGGGAGCTTGACGAACGTCATCGTCAACTTCTACGGCTCGGCGGACAACGTGACCTTCCGGCCGCTGCACAGCGGGGTCGCGACGCTGACCGAGACCATCACGGCGAACGCCACGCGGTACTACATGATCCGGCCCTCCGGCGTGCGGTACTTCCAGGCGTCCGTCACCGGGACGGGCACCGTCACCAGTTCCTCCTGCACCTTCACCTACCGCTACCAGCTCCCGCTCGCCGTCACGAACCAGGACGGCTCTCACCACCTGTTCTGAGGCCGTCGAGATGAGCCAACCGGGTCTCCACGACAGCATCCGCGACGATAGGCTCCTGCCGGACAGAACTGGCGAGTGCTACGGGTGCCATCGGCAGATCCCGCACGGCTCCGCCGTCAAGATGGTGCCATGCGCGTGGGTTCTGCGGAAGAACGTAGCGCCGAACGCATCGTTCATGTTCTGCGGCCACTGCTCCGTGCCTGATGGGCCGCCGAAGGGCTGATCGTGGCCGTCCTCACGAGTCCAGAGATCGAGGCAATCCGCTTCCATCTCGGGTACGGCAACCTTGCGGTCGGCGCGTACCCTTGGACGCCGGACGGCTTTTTCGAGCTCTTCACCAACGTCATCGCCGTCTACCTGACGGACATCCCGCCGACCTCGGCGGCGACGGCGATCGATGCGAGCGCGGGCCCAGTCGTGGCCACCGTGACGCCGGCGAGCATGGCCATCACGCTGCCTGACGGCACGAGCAGCGTCATTAGCCCCAACATGCGGCTGATCGTCGACAACGACGATGACGCCGAGATCGTGGTGGTGAAGTCGACGACGGTGACAACGTTCTCGGCGCGCTTCACAAACTCGCACGACGTGAGCGGCTACCCGGTGGCGGTGGAGGTCGGGACGAGCCGGCTGCGCTACCTCCTCCACCGCGCCAACCGCGTCCATGAGGCGATGTTCGGCCGGCTGGTCACCACGACGGCCGGCATCCAGTCCATAGACAACGGCGAGGTCGTCTGGTTCGGGCAAAACAGCGTGATCAAGGGCATGTACACGCAGTACCAGGCGATCGTGGCTGAGATCTCCAGCCTCGTGCGCGTCGACCCGGTGCAGATCGGTGGCGGCGGTAACCCGAGCCGCATGGAGGCGTACTGATGGCGAACACGCCGAGCAGCCTGCGCGCCTCGCTCCTGCCCGCGCTCGACACCATCCGGACCATCGGCGCGCAGCTCGACCTGCGCCGATACGACATCACGGTGCGCGTCAACACGTGGTCGGGGACCATCGTCGGCGAGGGGACGAAGACCACGGTGGACACGCCCCTGCGTGTCGGGGGCCAGCGCCCGCGGGTGAAGCAGGTGACCCAGCAGCAGGTCATCATGTCCGCCGGGCTCTACCAGGACCAGGACCTCATCGTCGGGCCCCTCACTCCGTCGTTCCCAGGCGGAGGCACCAGCGTGAGCGCGTTCGACCCCGCGAACGCCGCACCCAACGTCGAGCTCCTCTTTATCGTCTCCGGCGGCCCGAACAGCAGCGCGGGCGGCGACTTCTACAAGCTCGTTTCGCAGGACGCGACACGGAACCTCCACTTCACCATCACCATCCGCAGGACCGGCCAGCGAGATGGCTAGGATCGCCGATAGCCTGGACTTCCTCGACGCGCTTGCCGATCGCTTCCCGGAGCGCGTCGGGCGCGCGGTGGCGGACTGCGCGAAGGACGCGGCCAACGTCGCGCGCAGGCTCACGAAGGGCGAGCTCGCGCGCAGTATCAAGGTGATCCGCACCGGCCGCACCGCGTGGAGCCTCGTCGCGGACAAGCCTTACGCCAGCTTCGTGGAGAACGGTCGCCCAGCGGTGCACACCGTCGGAGCGAAGGCTCTTCGATTCGTGATCAATGGCACCGTGCTCTTCCGCAAGAGCGTCGGCCCAGCCGCACCGCGCCCCTTCATCGGCCCTGCGGCCGACTGGTTCGAAGCGCATGTCGACGAGTACGTCGATCGCGCGCTCTACGGCTCATGACGACCACCGAGTACAGCGGTCTCCAGATCGGCGGCTTCGTCGCGCCGCTCACGGCGTCGACGACGAACGCGCTCCTCCAGGACGCGGACCCGGCCCTGTTCTGGATCACGTCGTACGTGCAGCAGATGCTCATCACATACCTCGGCGCGCGCTTCGACGCCGAGATGACGCGCGCTGGGCTCACGGCGAACGTGGGGCATATCGCGAGCACGACGGTGCCATTCGACCCGCTGCCGCGCCTCCAGCAGGCAGGGCTCGATCCGCCGCTCCTGGCGCTCTTCCCCGTCTCCGATGCCTTCGAGGAGCGGACGCGGAACTGGCCCCATCTGATGGGGACGTGGAAGCTGCTCTACATCCTCCCGCCACTCACGCCGGCGCAGACGCTCCAGCTCTATCCGCTCCTCCGCGCCATCGGCAAGGTGATCTTCGACCGCCTCGAGCAGGGCCACGACCCAGCGTGGCAGAGCGACGCCAACGCGCTCACGCTCGGCGGCATCGAGCAACTCCGCATCGAGCACGCGGAGTATGGCAGCGTGCCCGGGCTGAAGAGCGAGATCTACTTCCCTGCGCTCTCGATGACGCTTGAGGTGCAGGAGCGCAAGGTGGGTGCAGCGGCTGCGCAGACCGCGCTCGCGGGCCTCGACTCCACCGTCAACACCACCGACGCCGACGGCTCCAACCCGATCACCATCCTCCAGACATCGCAGGATCTCACATGACCCAGACGCTCAAAGTGAAGGCCGCGCACACGGCCATGTGCCCAGACTTCGCGGCGCTGGAGGACGGAGTGATGCGCTTCGTCGGGCGCAAGCACGACCCCTCCGTGGGTGCGCATGGGGGATGGGTGCCGACCGACGAGGTGGTCGAGGTGCCGCATCGGCGCGAGTACCTCGACGAGCTCAAGGCCGGGGCCCTGCTCCCGGCGGACGCAGACACGGCGCGCGCCGCAAGCGTGCCCTTCGGAGGCTGATCCATGGCGGACATCGTTCTCACCGGCCTCAGCGCCTCCGACCCCGTGCCCGGCGAGTACGCCGAGGTCGTGCTCGGGGCGGGACCCGTATCGGCAGGCAGCACCACCTACGCGGCCCTCATCATCGGCGGCATGCTCTCGACGGGCACCATGACCCCCGACACGGTGATCTACGGGCCCGACACTCCGGTCACGATGACGGGGGAGGCCGACATCATCGCTCTCGCGGGCAACGGGTCGGAGCTGCACCGGCAGGTGCGGCGCTTCCTCGCCGTGAACCAGACGACGCCCCTGTACGTCATCGCCGTGAGCGAGGGCGGCGGAGCTGCCGCGGCGACGGGCACCATCACCATCGCCACCACGGCGACCGGCGCGGCCACCCTGCGCATCTGGGTGCAAGACGAGTTCGTCGACACCGGCATCGCGACCGGGGACACCCCCACGGTCATCGCCACCAACGCCATCGCGAACATCAACTCGAAGACGTGGTGGCCGGTGACAGCGACCAACGTGGCCGGCGTCATCACCCTGACGGCGAAGCAGAAGGGGCTCCGCTCGAACTTCATCCGCTATTTCGGCCAGATCAAGCCGAGCAGCATCGGCACCACGGTCTCGCCGACGGCCTCGACGCTCACCTCTGGCGGCACCACGTCGGACTCGAGCACGACCGCGCTCGCGACCATCGTGGCGAAGCGCTTCTACTATCTGATCTCGGCGGCTGAGGACGCGACGCAGCTCGGCGCGCTCTCCTCGCAGGTGGCCACCCAGGCGCTCCCCGTCACGGGCATCCGACAGCGCGTCTTCGCCGGCTCGCAGGACACGCTGTCCAACGCCATCACCATCTCGACCGGGCTCAACTCCGGCCGCGTGGAGATCCAGTGGCTCGCGCAGAGCGACATGCCCCCGTGCGAGCTCGCGGCCAACCTCGCCGCGGTCGCCTCGCTCGGAGAGTCGACATCCCCACCGCGGCTCAACTTCTCGCTGTACGGCGATGATGCGCAGACATCGGCCACCTGGAAGGTCAAGGCGCCGCTCTCCGGTGCCGCGCCGACGCGCTCCCAGGTCATGAGCGCCATCAATTCGGGGCTGTCCCCGATCGGGGTGCTGTCGGCTGGCCGCACCCACCTCGTCAAGCGGGTCACCACCCGCTTCCTCAACGGCTCCGTGGTCGACTACCGCGTGAGGGACCCGCACAAGGTCACGATCTGCGACTTCTACGCCGACGACATGCTCGCCAAGACGGCGGCCACGATGCGCGGCAAGACGATCGCGGACGACCCGCAGAAAAACGAGCCGCTGCCGGGCCCCAGCACCGTGACCCCCCGCGTGCTCGAGGCGTCCGTCGACCGCCTGACCAACGACTACAACGAGAACGGGCTCCTCCAGAACGTGAGCACCATCATCGCCAACACCATCGTGCAGCGCGCCTCCTCACCGCGCACGCGCATGACGGCGCTCGTCCCCCTCCAGCCGATCGACATCCTCGACCAGGTGGCCTTCAGCATCCAGCAGGTGGCGTGACTCATGGCCGATCTACAGCTCTACACGAAGGCCGTCGTCTACGTGAACGGCGGCCTCCTCTCGGAGGAATCCGAGATCTCGGTCAAGCGCTCCACCAACGCGCAGGTCGTCGAGACCGTCGCGAAGGGGTTCGCCGGTCTTTCGCCCGGTGCACCGCGCGCGGAGGTCGACATCACCAACGCGGTTCCCAGCGCCGATTTCGAGCTCAACCCCGGGCAGTTCATGCTCCAGCTCCAGGTCGTCGAGGTGACCGTGTTCGCTGCCGGCCGCACGTTCACGAGCAAGTCGTTCGTGCTGTCCGACAACTTCACGCACGCGGTCAATACCTCGAGCAAGCTGTCGATGAACCTCATCGGGCAGTTCGAGGACTGGCAGTGAGCATGCCCCCGAAGGACGCGCAGCCGTCCGAGCTCTGGCTCCAGATCACGGCGATGCCGCGACCTCACCGCGTCGTCCCGTTCCCCCGCAAAGGCATCGTCGCCGAGATCGCCATGGTGGTGCTCACCGGCGACGAGAGCATGGCGGCGAAGGCCAGCACGGAGCGCCACGTCCGAAAGCTCCTGCGCGAGGATCCCAAGGTGGCGACGAAGGGCGAGAGCGGTCAGGGGTACCTCGACCTCTGCGAGCAGCGCGACTCGCAAGAGCTCCTCTTCCGCGCGTGCAAGCAGCCCGGCGACCTCTCGAGGTCGTTCTTCCCGACCATCGAGAGCATCGGCGCAAACCTCACGACCGACGAGATCGCGGTGCTGGTGCTGCACTACCGCCGCACGATGGCAGAGCTCGGCCCCATCGTGAGCGAGATGAGCCAGGAGGAGTGCGACGCGTGGATCGAGATGCTGGCCAAGGGGGGCAGCCTCGACCCTTTCGATTTGCTTTCGCTGGGGCAGCAGAGTCGGCTCATGAGGTATATGGCCGTCCAGTGCTGGGCCTCACGGACGGGCAACTCCTCGCCTGGTACGCCGCTCGACGAGAGTGGCGACGACGCGTGAAGGGGTAGCGCATGGCTGGGCGGGTCGAGATCCCGATTCAGGCGACCGGCATCGAAGCCGTCCGCGCCCAGATCCGATCCGTCAAGCACTCGTTCATCGAGCTCGACAAAGAGGCGCTGGCGTCCAGCGATGCCGCCTCGAAGAAGCGCATCGCGCTCCTCCGCGCCGAGTCTCGCATCAAGTTGGCCCTGCTCCGCGAGGAGGAGCAGGAGAAGGTTCGAGCGGAGCGGAGCGCGGCGAAGGCCGCGGCGGACAGCGCGCGCGCCCAGCGAGAGCACGCCAAGGTCGTCAAAGAGTTCGACCGCATGATGGGCCGCTCGGGCGGCTCCCTCGGCGGGGGAGGGGCTGGGGGCGGAGCCAGCGCTGCCCTGATGCGCGGCGAGGGCTTCTCCGGCATGGTGAAGAGCGCGGGGGCTACGGGTCTCGCGCTCGGGGCCCTCGCAACCGTCGTCGGGCTCGCCTCCTCCGCGCTCCGGCAGTTCTCTTCCTTCCTGCTGAACGACGTCATCAAGCCCGCGATGGCGCTCGAGACGCGATCGGTCCAGATCGCGAACAACAGCGGCGGCGCGCTGACTGCTGCGCAGGTGCAGGACCGCGCGCGCGCCATCGGTCTGCGCAACAACATGGACCCGAACGCCGTGCTTGAGGCGACGGGACGCTTCCAGGACCTCACGGGCGAGCCCGCGCTCGGCTTCGACATCCTGAACACGGTCGCCACGATCTCGAAGGCGCGCGGCTACGACACGAAAAGCCTCAGCGAGCTCGCGGCGGCGGCGTACCGGCCCGGCATGAAGGCCGGCGACCTCAACCAGCTCCTCCTGACCCTCACAGGCCAGGGCGAGAAGGGGAGCATCCCCATTGGCGAGCTGGCGCGGCTCGGCGGACGGCTCACCGCGCCGGCGCAGAAGTTCGGCGGCGACGCGTTCACGCAGATCACGACGGCGAACGCACTGCTCCAGACGGCGAAGCGGACGGGCTTCGGAACAGTGGAGGACGCGGCCACAGGGCTCCAGAACTTCACCCAAGAGGCGCTGCTCAAAGGCCGCATGATCTCGCCGAAGAGCTTCGCCAGCGTGAACGGCGTCGACACCATCCTCGACCCCGTGCGCTACCTCGGCGACATCTTCCGGCGCACGCGCGGGAGCGCGATGGCCCTCCACGGAATGGGGTTTAGCGAGCCCGCGCAGAAGTTCATCGGGGCCTACCAGGGGATCTTCTCGCAGGGCTTCTCCGAGGCCAAGGCCGCCGGGAAGAGCGACGCCGAGGCGCGCGATATGGGCGCGAACGCCGTCGAGGCGTTCGTCAACCAGATGAAAATGCAGACCTCGACCATGGAGGGCGAGGAGAAGCGCCGGAACGCCGTGCTGCGTACGAGCGGCGAGCGGTGGGACGCCGCGATCAACCAGCTCAAGGACAAGCTCCTCATCGTCATGCCCAGCGTCGACCGCTTCGTCACCGACTTCGTGGCGATGGGGCCGCAGCTCACCGAGGCGGCGCTGACGCTGGCCAACGCGCTGATCTGGATGGCGGGCATCGTGCACGACATCATGAAGCCGTTCGCATCCACGGACGAGCAGGCTGCGGGCCCTGGGAAGCGCGGCAGCTACCAGATCAATCCGGAGACCGGCAAGTTCGAGTTCATGCCGGACAGCGCGAACAAGTTCCGCGATCCGACGACTCCGTGGGCCACGCTCGGCGGCGGTCCCCAGCCCGGCGCGCCGGCGCGCCCTCCCGAGATGGCAGTCATCGGCCCCCCGACCGCGCCGCCGACACAGGCGCCGCTCACGCCTGCGCAGCTCGCGGCGCTCGGTCACGATCAAGCGGCAGCCGCCGGCCCGGTGACGCCCGGGTCGAAGGCCGCGCAGGACGAGGCCGCGCAGGGGCACAAGGAGGTGGCGAAGGCCGCAGGTGACGCCACCGAGGCGCTCAAGCGGCTGGCCGAGCAGCTCAAGAACACGCCTCTGGGCGGGCCCGGCGGGCTGCCGCGCGCGCAGCCGTTCACGTTCAGGTGATGCCATGGCGGCCCTGACCCCGGACACCCTCTCGCAGCTCCTCGGCGCCTCGTGGCGCTCGCTGGCCTTCCCGACGCTCATGGTCGCGACCAAGGCGGGCCACAACGTGGTCGCACACCGTCGCGTCGACCGCGACGGTGTTCGCGTCGAGAACACCGGGCAGGCGGGCAAGATCTACAGCTTCAAGATCCCGTGCGTGAACACGATCGTCCCGGGCAAGAACGAGGCGTGGCAGCAGCCGCTCTACCCCTTCATTTACCGCGCCCTGCTGACCGCGCTCGACGATCGAACGTCGGGGACCTTCGTGCACCCCGACTTCGGGCAGCGCAACTGCAAGGTCGCGGAGTGGGAGAGCACACTGGACCCCGCGTTCCGCGGCGGGCCGACGCTTGCTGTCACGCTCTGGGAGACGGTCGACGACGCCGATGCGGTCGCGCTGTCCGCCACATCGACACAACCCATCGCCGTGACGGCCGCGCAGACCCTCGACGCGATGTTCTTGCCGCTCAAGCCTCCGCCGGACACGGGCACGCCGGGCGGGATCTCCCTCTTCGATTTCATCACGTCCCTCGGCAACCTTGCCGATGAGTGGGACCTGATGAAAATGCAGTGGGAGGCGTCGATCAACCGGGTGACCTACCAGCTCACGCAGCTCGAGGAGAAGTTCGGAGATGAGCCCGGCTTCTCCGACGCCACCGAGCGGCTCATCTCCGCGCTCCACGCCATCAAAGCGAAGGCGCTCGCCTCCTCGCGCTCCACGCGCCACTACACGGTTCCGGCGGCCACCACCATCCCGCCGCTCGCCGCGCGCCTCGGCAATACGCTGCCTGACCTCATCAAGCTGAACCCCAGCCTGGTCAAGAGCCCCATCGTCCAGCCCACCACGCTGGTCCGGTACTACGTCTGATGCCGCTCGCGAACGGGACCAGCGAGATCGACACGGTGGTGCTGCGCCTTCCCGACTACGGGAAGGACATCCCGAACTGGTCGCAGTACACCTACAACCAAGCCTTTCTCACGCCGACGGCTGGCTGGTCGTTCTCGGTCTCCGACGAGGACCCCACGCTGGTGACCGAGCTCCTCGTGCCCGGGGCGCGCGTCCAGCTCGTCATCAACAACAACGTGCAGTGCTCGGGCTTCATCGAGCACAAGCGCGTCGAGGCGGATGCCCGCGGCGGCACGACCATCACTGTGCAGGGGCGCGACATCCTCGGGCCCGTCGTCGACGCGACGGTCGATCCTCTCTTCAAGTTCACCCAGGGGATCACCGTCCCCGACCTTATCCTCGGCATCCTCGCGCCGTTCGGCATCCGCGTCGTCTACAACGCCGACGTCTTCAACATCTACGTGGTGAGCGGGTACAACAAGGGACAGGGGCGCGGCCCCGCCATCGCGACGCAGGCCAAGCAGCAGAAGACGACGGTCAACGCCGACGGCACCCTGTCTCTCTCCTACGAGACGGTCGCGGCGACGATCTACGTGAGCAACGTGCGGCCCGACCTCCGCATGCTCACCTACGACCAGATCAAACCCCACTGGGGGGAGGGCGTGTGGGCGTACCTCGACCGCTTTCTCCGTCGCCTCGGGCTCATGATGTGGGCCGCGGCCGACGGCTCGGGGGTCATCGTCGACCGCGCCGACTTCGACTCGCCGCCGCAGCAGAACATCATCCACAAGCGGGACGACACCTCGAAGAACAACGTGCGACGAGGCCTCCTCGAGGTCGATCAGGTCTCGCAGCCGTCGTGCATCGTGGCGCGCGGTCTCGGCGGAGGGTTCCAGGGAGGCGTGCCAAACCCCGCCGTGGGCATGACCATCGTCATGGTCAACGAGCTCACCGGACTGGACCAGGACGGCAACCCGCTGCCCGAGATCACCAACATCAAGGCGCGGTACAAGTCAGCCAAGGTGCTCCCCATCCGCCCGGAGCTCGCGCGCTTCCCGCGGCCGCTTGGCGACCAGAAGGTCACGAGGCCGTTCTACGTGAAGGACGACGAGAGCCGCAACCTCGCGCAGCTCGAGTCCTTCACGCGGCGCAAGATGGCCGAGCTCCAGCAGAAGGGGCTCCAGGTCACCTACGAGCTCATCGGCCATACCCAAAATGGCCACCCCTGGACGGTGAACACGAGCGTGGCGGTGGACGACGACGTTCTCGGTATCCACGAGACGCTATGGTTGACCGAGCGCAGCTTCTCGAAGTCCTCTGACGCCGGGACGCTCTCTACGCTCAAGCTCATCCGTCCCCACACCCTGGAGATCAACGCCGCATGAGCGTCCAGCAGCTCGACGACATCCACTCTCCGGGCATGGACGTGCTCGGCACGACGCAGGACGCCGGCACGGGGGCCGTCATCGCGCAGACGGGCGACGTGGTGGCAGAGGAGCCTGGGAGCGACGGCGCGGAGTGGTGGCAACACGTCGGGTTCGCGAGCCGGCCGGCGAAGGCCCGCAAGGCCCAGGACGCCGCCCAGGCCGTGACGCTCAACCGCGGCGACCGCGACATCGTGGTGGCGTCGAGGGACCTGCGCGTGACGGTGCCACCGCTCGCCGAGGGCGAGGCGGTGCTGTTCGCCGTCGGCGCCGACCTCACCGTCAAGGCGAGCATCGTCCTGAAACAGGACGGCACCATCAACATCACCAGCGCCTCGAAGGTGGTCGTCCATGCGAGCGAGGTGGACCTGGCCAGCGCGTCCGACTTCGCGGCGCTCTCGCAGAAGGTCGACAGCAATTTCTCTGCCCTCAGCACCGCCATCCAGGTGTCGACGTGTCCGGGCGGCACGGGCGGCCCGCTGGTGTTCGCGCCGCCCTCGCTGCCGTCCGTCGCGGCCTCCGCGGTGAAGATCTCATGAGCGCAACGCTTCCCCTCGGCTTCGGTGCGTGCGGCTTCGGCGCTGCGGCGTTCGGCTGGGGGACACCGGCCTCGGCGAGCTCGGACCTCGCAGCGCCCCTCCTCCAGCCTGACGGCACGCAGGGAAACGCCGTGGCCCTCGACCCAACGACGGGCGACTACGTGCTCGACGCGCGCGGGCGCAAGGCGGGCGGCGACCCCATCGCGCAGAAAGTCTACATGGCCCTGCGGACCAAGCTGGGCTCGGCCGCGGTCGCGACGATGGGGATCGACATGCCGCAGGGGACCATCACCGACGACCTGACGAACCGCATCCAGAACGCCGTGGCGTCCGCGCTGAAGCCGATGATGGATGCCGGACAGATTGCGATCGTCGGGGTGTCGGTCACGCGCGTCGGCGTCTCCGCCGTACGCACGCAGGTGCAGTGGCGCGAGACCGGAGGCAACGTTCAGAGCACGTTCGTGTGAGCCATGCCGACCACGATCCAGAGCCTCCAGATCAAGAGTATCGAGCAGGTCCGCGACGACTACCTGCGGAGCTACCGGAACGCGCTCATCAACCGCGGCGTCCCGGACCCCGACGTCTCGCAGGGGACCGAGATCTACAACCGCGCCACGGCGCTCGCGCAGCAGATCTACACGGCGTCGCTCTCCGTCCCGCTCGCCGCGGACGCGCAGATGCCCGATACGGCGCAGGGCGACGACCTCGGGCGCGTGTCGAGCCCCTACGGGCTATCGCTGCGGCCTGCTGGCCCCTCCTCCGGCCCAGGCGTCCTCTCCACGAGCCAGACAACGGCGGTCGTCCAGGGCTCGCAGCTCGTCGACCCGAACGGGCTGCTCTATCAGGTGAGCGTCGGGGGTACATACAGCACCGGCAACAACATCCCCATCAAGTCCATCGGTACCGGCTCCGCCACCAACCTCGCCGCCGGCACCGTACTGCGGTGGGTATCGCCGCCGGCCTACGCAGCGCAGACGGCGCTCGTGGGCGCCGGAGGGCTCACCGGCGGCATCGATGCCGAGGACCAGGAGGGGCTGCGCGCGCGTCTCCTCGACCGCCTCCGCAACCCGCCCAACGGGGTCAACTCCGCCAGCGTGAACGCGGCCGCGGAGGTCTCGAGCACGGCCGTGCAAAAGAGCTTCTGCTACCCCGCTGCGAACGGGCCGAGCACGCTGCATTTCGCCGTCACGAGGGCGCCGACCGCCACGAACAAGGGTCGCGACGTGGATGCGCTCGTCCTGGCATCGACGGTGCTGCCCGCCGTAGTGGCGCAGATGCCGGAGTTCGTCGAGGTGAACGGCAACGGCGCCAATGCGACCGTGCAGAACTACCCGATCAACGTCGTGTTTGCCCTGAGCCTACCGGCCGCGCCCTCCGCGAGCCCCGCGGGCCCTGGCGGCGGCTGGATCGATGGGACGCCGTATCCCACGCTCGCGAGCTCGGGCTTCGTGACGGCCAACAACGTGCCTCCGGCCACGCCGACGAGCTTCTCGCTCACGACGGATCACCCACCCACGATCGGACAGACCATCTGCTGGCTATCGCAGGTCGATTACGTCGTCCGCACAGCGAAGATCACGAACATCGCTTCGCTCACGGGGAGCGGACCGTTCACCGCGACCGTCACCGTCGACACGGCGCTCGTCGACTCCGGAGGTGGCAGCATCCAGTCAGGGCACTACGTATTCCCCGGCGCCGTGAACATGGCGAACTACGTGGCCGCCGTGCTTGCGGGGTTCGCCGCGATGGGGCCCGCCGAGAAGGTGAGTGCGACGGGACTCCTGCCGCGAGCTCTTCGCCGGCCGACCGCTCCGGCCACGTGGCCCTCGACGTTCAACAGGTCGTTCCTGAAGAACCTCACGAACGCTGGCGCCGAGGTCTCCGACGCGCAGGTCAACGCGCTCGCGAACACCATCAGCCCCAGCCCGGTGACGCTCACCGTGAGCCCGCCCGTACTCCAGCCGCCATATCCGATCGCCATCACCGACGGGCCGTTCATCCTGACGCCCAACCGGCTGGCGTTCTACCCGCTCTGAGGCACATGCTCCCGAACCCGGCCAGCTACGACACCTACGGCGGAGAGAAGGCCGACTACCAGCCGGCCGAGGATCCCGCCACGGACCGGAGCGCGAACCAGGAGGACGAGGCGTTCGCCGATCTCTCCGCAGCGACCCGCATGGTGGCGCGCGCCTACGTCGCGTTCACGACCAACGGCAGCACGTGCACCGTCGTCGACTCGGATGCAGTGTGGGGCAACGGCACGCCGCCGACGGTCACGAGGACGGGCGCCGGCGCGTACACCGTCACGTGGCCGACGAGCATCAACGACGCGCGCGGCAACTCGCAGGGGGTCAACCTGCGGCGAGGCCACGGCAACAACGAGGACGCGGGCTACTCGATGGCGGTCGCGCGCTCGAACCCGAACGTGTTCGCCGTCACCGTGACGAAGATCTCGACCGCAACGGCGACCGACCCCACGGGGGTCATGGTCGCGCTGGTGTGGTGACCGATGGGAGCCTTCAACCCGAGCCCCACGAAAGCCGGCGCGGAACGCGGCCACATCGAGGAAGTGATCCTCGCCGGCCTGCTCGAAGCGGATGGCACCGCGCTCGCCAAGGACACGACCTCGTTCGTCTGGGCAGAGCGCTTCGCGGAGTCGCGCTGCATCGCCTACCTGCACCACCTGGTGCAGCGCATGGCGAACCAGTGGGACCCGCAGCGCATGAGCGACTTCCTCGGGCGCTGGTCGGCGAACTACGCGATCGTCGTGCTGCCGAGCGATCTGGACGCCGACGTGCGGAGGAAAATCGGAGCGAAAATCGCCATCAACGGGCAGCCGCCGACGCAGCAGGTCGTGAACGACTACCTGACCGCCGTGCTCGGAAGCGTGTTCGTGGGCATCGCGAACACGTCGAGCTCGCAGGCCGTCACGTACATCGGGATCACCGCGGACAACGCCGCTTTTGGCTACGCAGGCGGGGGCGCGACCATCCCCGGTGGACTCACCATCGCCGACGGCTCCTCGCTCGGCATCACGTGGTACTCGACGATTGCCAATGTCGACGTGCTTGTGGCGCAGCCGGCGAGCATGGGCGCGGCGGATTTCGCGACGACCATCGGTCAAGTACACGTCGCGCTCGACGACATCCTGCCCGCGTGGGCGACGTTTGGGCTCGTTGCGGACGGCGCGCACGGCGCAGGCTTCTTCCTCGACGAGCCCAACCTCAACCTGGAGCGATTCGCGTGACGATCGGCAGGGTCAAGTCCGGTGGCTGGGGGGTGAACGAGGAACTGACCAGCGCACAGGCGACGGCGCTCGACGTGAACGCTGCCAGCGCGCTCGACAAGCGCAGCGGGCAGACCGACACGTGCGCGAGCAATGTCACGTTTTCGGGCACGGCGTCTTTCACTGGCTCGGCGATCGGGGGCCCCGCTGTCCTCCCCGCATGGTCATCGACCACGACGCTCAACGTCGCTACGGCCAATGTGTTCCTGGTGCTCCTCGGCGCCGCGAACACCACGCTGCTGACCATCGGCGTGCCCGTAAGCGGCGCCTTCTACGCGATCAGTTTTCAGCAGGACGCCAGCGTCGGCGGCCACACGCTCACGTGGGGCGGCACGGTCACGTTCAATTTTGGATCCATCACCAACCAGCCGGACACCGGGATTTCCAAAGAGACCATGTGGCTCTTTGCATGTTCCGGCACCGCGTTCTTCGCGCTCGCGCGCAACGTTGTCCTCTGAGAGGGGTGCCCTGTGACTTCTCCGATCTGCACAGTCAACAGCACCGCGACCACCAACGGCGTCGACGTGACCGGGGGCTCGACGGTCACCATCCAGCTAGCCAACCTCGGTGGTGTGAAGCAGTGGGCGATCTCCTGCATCGGCACGGACGAGCTCAACTCGCCGACCACTATCACGGCGGGGCTGTCGATTAACCAGACGACGAAGACGGCGACGTTCACCGCGCCGGCGAGCGCGTGCGCCCTCATTTTCCAGAGCATCGCCAACGCCGGCCTGACCAATGGCGTCGCTGACCCTACCCTCGCGACGACGTTCGGCGTGTACGTCGACACGGGGCTTGGGTACCGGGTGGGCGCGTTCGGCGAGACGACCGAGGGGAACGCCGCGGTGGGCTGGACGGCGAAGTTCAACCCCGTGGTGCGCAACGCGCTGGCTGGTCCTGCGAGCGCTGGCAACGGAATCAATTTCAACACGGGCGCCTACTCGGTGAAACCCGACCCCGAGGCGTCCATCGTGGTGACCTCGAGCGGGGTCAAGGTTGGTGTCCTCGCAAGCGACGCGGAGCACGGCAACCGGGGCAACGGCTCGCTGCACAGCCAAGCGGACGGGACGCACGATGGTTTCCTGCCGGCGGGGTTCTGGGCGCTGCTGAACGGGGCCACGGCGAGCGCAACGGCATCGACGCTGGCCGAGCGCGACGCTTCAGGGAATTGCCAGTTCGCCGGGCTCACTGTGACTTTTGGCGGTCTGTCCGTTACTGGTGGCATTGCTTCCGTCAACAATGCCACATTCCAGGTGAGTATCGGTGTGGGCGCTGTCGTTCCCAGTCTCGGTGGTGGTGTCGGAGTCATCGGGATCCACAATGCTGCCACCAGTCCGACGAGCAACCCCAGCAACGGCGGCGTCCTCTACGTCGAGAGTGGCGCCCTCAAATACCGCGGGAGCTCGGGCACGGTCACCACGATCGCCAGCGCGTGATTCACTGGCAGATCGAAAACCTGTGGCCGTCGATCGCGGATACATAGGTGGTGCACGCCTGATCGTCTGCGCATGCTCCGCCATCGGCGCTGTCCCCGCACGCGCACCCGTCAACGGCCCCGCTATCGACTTCGACCGTCGGGAGGATGATGCACTCGGTGGAGCAGCACTCGTAGATGCACCAGGCGGTGCCCGGCTCACAACTTCCAGGCGGCGGTGCCGCGGACGCTGCGTCGACCTGGGCAGCGTCCGCGGCTCCCGCGTCCGGTGGTTCCGGATCGGCGTCTGGCAGGCCGGGGCCGTCGGCGGGAGCGTCGTCCGCTCCGGCATCGGGAGCGCTGCCCACATCGTTCGGGGACGCGGGTTCTCCGGAGCCGACAGATCGCCCATCGGCAAAGGCCCCTCCAGTGCCCCAACGCCACGCCGCGGCTCCACCGGCCCCATCGCCGGAGGCCGACGTCTGCGGGGGCGAGCTCACTTCGTCGAAGCGCTCGACCTTGACCCAACCTGGCCCGCATCCGACGACGAGGGCGAGGAGCAGTGCGGGCGCCCTCACGGTGACCCCGGTGCCGACGGAAGCACATCGGACAGGCCCACGCAGGCGTCGCCCCCATAGACGCCGCCGCCCGGTGCGGTCGGGCGCATGTCGAGCACCGCGCTGCATCCGTCGGACATGCAGAGGAGCCCGCGCACGCCGGCCTTTGCGAAGTCGTCTGTGGAGAGGCCAGCGGTCATTAGACTGACTGGTAGGAACATCTCGGAGCACAGCGCGGCCACGACGGGGCGCCCTCCCTCCCGCACGTTCCTCACCGCTGCCTGGACCCCGCCAGCGATTTTGATGCTCGCCGCACTATCTCCAACGACGACGCTGATGGATGCCGGCGAGACCAAGGCGTTTTTCGCGAGAGCGGCCCGCAGGCGCTCCAGCAGCGGCTTCGCGGCGCGCGCGTTGATTCTTGGCTCGCCGGGGACCGCGTTCGCCACATCGGCGATGTACTCGACGCGCGCATCCGGCGTGTCGGGGTAGTCCTCTCCCGGCTTCGGGATTTTGGCCCAAGTCCCCGACGGGACGCTCAAGGGGACAGTCGGCCGAGGAGGCGGAGGCTGATGGACGTACGCGGGCGGCGGAGCGGAGAGCGCCGTGCTTGGGGGGTCACTCGTCGCTCCCGATGCGCGGCCCGCCAGAGCCCCGACCGTGACCGCGGAAACCACGACGGCGGCCCCGCCGAGCGATAACGCGATGGTTTGATTGTCCACCCGCCGAGGCTACGTCCCCGCCCTCGGCCCGCAAGCTGCGCAGGTGAGCAGGGGCGGCGTCAGACGGTCACCGCAGCCCCTCGCACCCGCGCCAGCACATGTCCAGGCCGATCACGTCGCCCCTCCGCGTGTCGCGCGCATCGCCGCACGTGAGATCGTTCCCGTCGCAGGTGATCGGGTAGTCGTCCGGCTCACCGGCGGCTTCGCAGACCTCGGCCTCGGGGCACGTGTGGCCCCAGGCGTCGAAGCACGCGGCCTTGCATGCTCCCTGGTGGGTGCTCAGCCACGCTTGCAGCTTCTCTCGGGCGAGCGTGGCCGGGCTCTTCCCACCGGCCAAGGCGTCGCTGATCGGCCCGGCCCC